CAACACGTCTCACTATGGGGACAATCCAATGGTAAGTAAGTGCCAGCCATTAAGAACCGTTATACTACAGGAGGTTCAACCTGGTTTGCAAGAGCATCAGCTTCTTCCTGTGCCACTTTAATCTGATATTCGACTTCATGCTTGTGGCCTTGAAGTACAAATACCTGATTCGTAGTCATGTTGATGGAGTTCTGTAGCTCAACACTTCTTGCTTTCAATTGCTCTAAAGTCATAACGCTTCCTTGGTTAATTAAGCTGCTGCTCTCTCAGCACTCCAGCAAATCGTAGCTGCACCTGGATCAGCAGAGCACACAACGATTACTTGGTCTGTCGCTGCGGTAACAGTTTGGATATTCACCGGATTGGCAGACGCTTGGATTGCTGCAAAAGCTAAGTCAGTGGCTACAACGCCAACTGCTGCAATAGTAACGGTAGCAGAACCACCACCACTAACATCCTTGCCACCTAACTTTATAATATACGCAGGAGTAATTCCAGCAGACAACATTGCTAAATCAATAGCACCTGCGCCAATTGTAGTTACACCAGCATTACTGATAGTCACGTCACCTGACATAGCTACAGCTGTCGGTACGTTTCCAGCAGAACCAACAAGGATTTGCGCACTTGGAAGAGCCGCTAATTTACTGTAAGCAATTGCAGCAGCAGCATTAATGTCAGCATTGACGATTACACCAGCTACGATTGCAGTCACACCAGCATTAGTGATTGAAATATCACCAGTCATAGCCACTGGAGTAGCAATTCCACCAGCACTACCGACTAGAATTTGACCATCTGGAAGTGCAATGACTTCATTAGAACCGATGACCAGAGACCAGTTAGCACCAACATGGCTAACCTGATACCAGCCCACTTGAGGCGCAGATGTAGGTGTTGCCTTAGTAATTACGGCTGCGATACAAGGTAAAGAGATTTGCAATCCGTTAGCCACTTCCTTGTTAAGATAACCAGTAGTGATGACTTCAGCGATTGTGTCGTCTGTATTGATATAAGCTATGCTTGGCAATACACCTACCAAACCCACTTGTCCTGGTGTTACATTGATAATACCCATTTTACACGTCCTTATGTTATTGGATTAATTGGTTAACTACATGGTCGAAGTTTATGCTGTAATACTCATTGACTAATTCCTTGTTATTGTGAATAATTTATAATTCCTACGTTCCAAGATACCAAATATTAAATCTTAACTGATCCCCACTGCCTAAGTCAGTATCAAGTATAGGTGGATTGTTATTTGCAAATTCTTGCAGGGCTAAAAATTGATTACCTGCTACAGAGCATGTTAGTGCTTTTGTAATAGACGCTCTAAAACCTACATTTCCTGTAAATGAAGAAAAACCAGACGTATCTAAAGGCACTGGTATTGGTAAACGTATTTCACCAACCATGCCGCCTACATTTGAAATATAAAGAGAACCATTATAAAAAACCATTTTTCCTACACGAAAATAATATGCAAGAAAAGTACCAGTCGGAGAACCTGGTGTAGTAGAACCGTAAGGTGTAGGAGTAAAAGTTGTTATTACACTATTAATCGCATTATTGATTGGCATAATTAATCCTTAAATTATATTTAGGTTTCCTTGCGCTCCACCTAAAATAGTCCATGTAGTGTTAGCAGTAGTACATAGCAAATCTACCGAATCAAATCGATTCGTTGAAGCCACGCTTCCGCCAGTTCCTACAGTAGATGATACTGAGCCAATCTGAATATTTTGACTCGCGTTCTGGTCAATTCTCCAACCGCCAGCACCTTTACCGACTAAGTCAATTACAGTACCAAATGCGGCAGTTGTCGGCAATGTATAGACCACCAGCGCACTGTTGTTGGAAACGTAACCACTATCAGCAACCATGGCTTGAGTCGTACCTGTAACTTCAGTCCAACCAATACCAGAACCAGTTCCAGAGATTGTGATCCCACCAGCTGAGTTAGAGATTGAAATGCCTGAGCCAGCCGTCAATGTTCCAGGGACAGGCGTACCACCAGTCACCCCGATAATGATTTGGCCATCAGTCATAGAGGCAGTCATTGCAGGAACACCAGTGGAGTTCGTGACCAACATGGCACTATTAGCACCTGTTAATCCGCTCACTGCTGTTCCAGTACTCGCATAGTAGGCAATCTGATTCGCTGTTCCGCTATTAACTGTTCCACCGCCAGGAGGTGTAGCCCAAGTTCCGTCACCTCTAAGGAAGGTAGTAGCATCTGGAGTTCCAGTAGCACTTAATCCAGTAGGAACGGCCAATCCTGTAGCATTGGTTAGGGTCAGTGAGGCCGGAGTACCCATAGCCAATCCATCAGGCAATGTCGTACTAATACTTGGAACACCACCAGCTGAAGTAACCAGCACACCAGAATTTGCCGTAGTCAGACCTGAAACTGCCGTACCATTGGCTGCGTACCATGCTAATTCATTGATTAACCCAGAGTTGACAGTACCGCTTCCTGCGGGAGCTGCCCATGTGCCATCACCACGCCAGAATGTTCCACTGCTCGCACCTGTGCCACTATTCAAATGAGTTACAGCTAAATTCCCACTTACGTAAGTCGCTAAGTCGATTGCCGTTGCATTCCATGTACCTGTAGTTACTGTGCCAAGAGTCGTAATAGACGTTTGACCAACATACGTTCCAGCAATGTCGATGACTGGCGTTGCCCCACCAGTTGATGTAATACGGTTTGCTGTGCCTGATACGCTAGTTACCCCTGTGCCAGCTGGCGTTCCCCACGTACCATCACCTCTCCAGAACGTGGCAGCTGTAGCACCAGTACCAGAGTTCAAGTGTGACACTGCAAGGTTTCCTGAGACATAGGTTGCCAAGTCAATTGGTGTGGCGTTCCATACACCTGTGACCACAGTCCCTAACGTAGTAATCGAAGTCTGACCTACATAAGTCGATGCTATGTCAATTACAGGCGTTGTGCCTCCAGTCGAGGTAATTCTATCTGTAGTACCACTTACACTCGTAACGCCAGTTCCCGCAGGGGTCGCCCAAGTGCCATCACCACGCCAGAAAGTTGACGCAGTAGCACTGGTTCCTGAGTTAAGGTGCGTTACCGCAAGATTACCGCTCACATACGTAGCTAAATCAATAGGAGTTGCGTTCCAAGTTCCAGTCGTAACCGTACCAAGGGTTGTGATCGAGGTTTGCCCTACATAGGTAGAAGCAATATCAATCACAGGGTTCACGCCACCTGTGGATGTAATTCTGTTGAGCGTTCCCGCAACACTTTTGACGCTACCCGCATCGAGACCATCTACATAAGTCTTGATAGATAAGGCAGTTGCAAGGTTAGTTGCAGTAGCAGTTGCCATGGTGTTGTCATTGATGATTCCGTTCACCGCAGTCGTGCCTTGGATATTGAAGGTTCCAGGGACATTCAGCGTTGATGACAAGCTTAGAATCGGGTTCTCAGGGTCAGTGCTATCCACATCAATCTGATTGACCGTCCCTACTACCGTCTGAACACCTGTAGCTATGCCATCCACGTAAGCTTTATTCACAAGGTCAGTTGGGTTGACAGGCGCATCGGCTACTTGACCTGAAGTCAGAGCGGCAGTACCACCTGTAATGGCCACGGCATTAGCGTTCTGTACAGCCATTGTACCTAAACCTAAATTGGTTCTAGCACCTGCTGCTGTATCTGAGCCTGTACCACCTTGGTCAATGGGAACTATATATCCAGGAGGCAGCTCACCTGTGTAGAGGAATCGAGTATTAATACCTCCACGCAGACCGACAATTGTGTCGCCCACCTCAACATCCCCTCCATTCTGGAAGGTACTAAACTTTTGATCAGGTACTAATGCCATAACCACACTCCTTGTGATATTGGGTTCGCAGTGCCTTAGTTAGCTGGCAAAGCGTAAAACTTAACTAGAATGTCCGTACCTGCTGCAGGGGCTAAAAAGTGCATTACGTCCCCAGCTTTAACTTCAACTCCGTAATACTGAGAGCCGATGATTAGGTCAGAAGTTGTTAATGCAAAGGCTCCTGAAGCTGGGACTGCTGCCGTAGTATTTAAGGCAAACCATACAGACGCATTCGCTTCAACCTGAATCACAGCAAGCCATTTATTAACTGAGTTTAATGCCTGTCCCATAGCTCCATTAATTGGAACCGTAAGGGCTGTATCAGTCGTTAAGGCTAGTGAAGCACTGAACTTCTGGTCGCAGAACTGCAATCCAAATCCGTTGTACCCTGCAACATCCTTCTGTAACTTGTATTGAGTAGTCATTTCATATCCTTATGGTTATCGGTATCGAATAATTTTCTGCATCATTGCCGTGGATTGAACCAGAGAAATTGGCGCACCACTTACGTTCAATGTTCCACCACCTGCTGCTGCTATATTGAGCGTCACAGGTACACTTCCTAATACAGTAACGTTTGCAGCTGTAGGAATTGCACCGCCACCACCACCACCAACTGGAGCTGTAGCTGTACTCCCCGCATGGTTATGCGCTGGCATTTCTGCCATGGTAATAGCATGAGTATTTGCGCCAGCTGTTGCGCCAAGAACACCGAAAGAGCCACCTATTCCCGCAGTGACTTTATCTGCCAGTAAAGGCAGGTTAAATGTCGTTGAGCCGTCCCCGACACCCCATGTAGTCCCAATGGCTGCGAATAGTATTGGGTAAGTTGTTCTGCTAACAGCTGCGCCATTACAAGACAAGAAATGTAGTGGCAATACTGGGCCAGCAAAGTCAATTACAGCTCCTACAGGGACAACTGGATAAGCATAGTGATATAGATGGTCAAGCTGTCTTGCGTAAGACTCTTGGTCATAAGCAATATTGTTAATCGCAGTATTACCCGTGAACGCAACCATGACGCTTGTCAGGTCAATCTGAATGCTCAATGGGATATCAAAGTAAATATCAACGTAAGCATTCGGGAAGGTCTGAGTGCTGTTAGATGGTGGAATGAGGAACGCATTACTGAATGCCTCGTAATCACCACTCGCTGGCAATGAAGCTGATACCAATAACTGGTCAACTACTGTCCCGTTAGATTGGCTGTAGTACATATTAAGGGTGACTGATGTGCCACTATAAGTCTTAGCAACGAAGGTTGCAGATAGATAACCTGAACTCCAGAGGTTAGGCGATCCATAAATCCTCTGACGAAGTTGCAAGGCTGTAATTCCCGCAGAGCTAATCGTTAAGATTGTTCCTGGGTTCGTAATAATGTTCAGAGAACCAGCTGGTGTAGTCTGGGTTACAGTCACCGTACCTGTAGTAGGGCAAGTTACAATTATGTCCCAATCTGGCGCAATATTAACGACCTGCTGAGCTGCTGCGCTGAAGCTGAAGACATGAGTCCCTGTATAAACTTGCTCGATAAACTGAGGGTTTGACAGCTCATTAGTAATGACATTGAGGATTTCCGCATTATCCTGTAAGCCTACGTAGGGAACGGCCTCTCTGTCGAATTGTGGTACATCTTCAGAGCTTGTTACCCGAACATAGTAGTACTCAACATCACCTTCTTCATCATACGGATAGAAGTACGGCACAACTGGATTACCCAAGGAGTCCTGAAATGTCCCGATGGAACTCAATGTCATAGGATTGGGCAGCTGCGTGTAATTGTAATTAGGTGAAGTACCTGTAATCTGATACACAGGCTTCAGTACGCCACGCTGATTATCTTGCTCAAAGTAAACAAGACCACCAGATAGAGGCGCACCCGTATCTTTATCCAGCAATACATCCTCAATGGAGAACGCTGGGATGTAATGTGAGTCAATAGCCATAGCACGTCCTTATGCTTGATTTCTACCCAATCCACCTGTATAATGCTTAAATATTATCCAGGGGACAATATGTTATCTACAATTATTTTAGCTCTGTTGGTCTATCACTTATATGCCGCCTTAATTGACGACATATATCCTTGTTAGAAACCAACTCTATTAGCCACTTCTTTCCCGATGACGTAACCAACTACATACTTGCCATACTTCTTGAGAAGATAATTCTTGTCGGCTAAATGCTCCTCATGGTCTTTAAGCTGTTTATCTAACTTAGCATGTTCGGCACTCTTCTCATCTACCTTCTTCATCTTCTCGCGAATCTTGGGAATAGCTTCTTCATGGAACTTAATTTGCTGCTGGAGCTGTTTAGCCTGAGCAACTTCCTTCATGGATTTAACTAAGTCTTCATGCGCCTTACTAATCTTAGCAGCAGACTTTTCACCCGCTTTGTAATCAGACACAGCGTTCTTAAAGGCAGTTAGTTTCTCTTCAACCTCTGGCAATGATTTAATATAGCCATCAATCACTGAGCTTGGCTTTAATAGCTTATTAACATTACTCTCTCCAGAGTAAGCCGCTAATAATTGCTTTCTCAGCTGAGGGTCAGAATCTACCAAGGCTTTCATAAAGTCGTTAGCTGGATGGTCGTCTGCAATCTTAATCAATGCCTGATTAGGGATTTCACCATACATAGCACCTTTACCCACAGGGTTATCCAGACTAAGCTGCTTGTAAACACGCCATCCTTTATTAGCCTCTGTAATCATTTTCTGAACATCTTTACCACCGACTGACTCTAATCGCTTAGCCAATTTCTCCGCATGAAAATCTAACTTCTCAGCTATTTGGCCAAACCGATTACGGTCTAAATCGGTTGTACCTTTTCCAGAGGCAAACTGTTTCTCGCGAGTATTTTCAGCCATCTTCTCCAGCGTTCGCTGTAAGTCAAATATGTCGCTTGCATTTACTTTCTCCCCTTTAAGTGCCTCAATTTGAGCCTCTAACGCTTTCTGCTCTCCAGTACCAGAACCATATCCAGGTGCTAATTCATCAGCATCTTTCATGGCTTCAAGTTCTTTAGTGGCTGCTTTAATCTCGGCAGAATTATCAGCAGAGATTTTCTGATCCTTATAGTGGTTACGACTGGCTTCATATAACTCAGAAGCAGAACCTTTAACCTCTTTAATGGCAGACTTAATCTTCTTCCTTGCGCCAAGTTTAGGATTGCTTAATATACCCACATCAGCTTCAGCAGCCTCTTTCGCCTCATCAATAGCCTTCTGGTGGCGTTCAAGCATTCCCTTAGTGTCAGGAGCTTCTGGAATCGTAGGCAGTTCACCTTCAGGGATATTATCCTTCTGAGGATTAGCTTCTAACTTCTGCTTCTTAATATTAATTTCAGATTGCTGTCCACCAGGGGTTAGCTCTCCAGGTCGGCTTGGGTGCAATTTAGTGTATTCATCTGTCAATGCTTCCTTCAGCTTGTCTAAGTCTCCTACAGCCAAACCTTTCTCTTCAGCCGCTTTTGCAATCTTAGATTCTAATGCTCGCTTAAATAGACGTTCTTTACTGGGAGCTGTAACAGCTTTCTTAATGCCTTTAGCAATAGGAGCACCACCTGCAACTAGGCCAGCAGCTTCAGTCAACCCGCGCAGTAACTTATCGCCCTTACGAGCTTCCAGTCCTAGAGCCTTTTCCAATCCTGTGTCTTCTGGGATGTGAGGAATCAACTTGCCTAATTTACCCAATACTTGAGGTAGTAAGTGTTTACGGGCTAAGTACTGATTAAGGTTATAAGGGGCATTGATAATGCCTTTACCCATCTCAGCACCTTCAGCTGCAATTTCAGCTAAACCTCTGAGCTGTCCAGTACCAGGGTGTTCTAGTAATTCTTCACCAAGGTCTTCAAGCATGTCAGGCGTTTTGGCTAGGAAATTAATTCCACCCTTCACTGCATTACCTGTGCCACGAGCAACGTCACTAATGACACCCATGACACCGGTACGCTCTTTAGGCTGGCCTTTATTAAGCTCCAACTCCATAGGCTTCGGCTGATCGTCTTTGTACTCGTCAGGGAAGTGTTCCTTCATAGAGGACGTAATCTTTTCCTCATCCCAATCATCAGGCACTTTAACTTGCTGAATCTGGCCAGAGGGCAACTTAACCTTAATTGTGGTTAAAGCCATTATTCATCCTCCCATTTTCCAGTAGCTAAATTAAGCACCTTACCCTTCTTCGATTCAGCTTCGGCACTCTTCTGGAGTCTGCTCTTTAACATGCTGTTATTAACCAAAGACTTCACGCGCACTTGACCAGCTTCTTTAATCCAGTCAGTCATGTACTGCTGAGCCTTCGTATAGGTTTCAGAATCAACGAGGCTTTCAAGGACATTGAGCTTACCTAGGGACTTATGTTCCAGTTCACGCAGGGCTTCAATACCGATGTTACCGCCAGCAATCTTCAATCGAAGTGAGTTTAATTCAGGCAGTAACGCACGAGCAGCGAGTGCTCTGGCTTGCTGGTCAGGATTAAAACCTTCAGCAGCGTCAGCAATTTGCTCTAATGAGTAGCCCATAATCTTATTCTGGTACTTACCAAGACCGTCATTAATATGCTTTTCTAAGGTATCGATTTCTTCCATGTAGGCATTAGCTTGCTGAGCCATCTTGATATTCTGCTCACCAGCTGCGTAATCAGGCTCGACTTTAGTCACATCAATACCCTGCTCCTTCGCATAGGATGAGGGACTATTGCCCTTCTGGCGCAAGTAAGCTACCGCTTCAACAGGGTCAACGCCCATACCCTTCATCAAGGCAACGGACTGCTTCTTGTCATTCGTAGGGAGCTTGTCAAAGGAGTTACCAGCGACAACATCCTTGCTGCGGTCGATAATCGTGTCCTCATGCTCCATCTTCTTACCATGAATCTCTTCATAGGCTTTGCGAATGTCTTCCTGAGAAGCATCTGGATGAGAGACAATGTAGTTGGCCAGCTCACCATTGGCTTTAGGAGTACCGCCAACCTTCTGCTGTAATGCTTTTTGAATCTGAGCAGTCTTGTAGTCCTTCTCAAGCTTAAACTTCTCTTCATAGTGCTCAAGAGCTTTAGACTTCAGCGCATTAGATAAACCTTTCTCTTGGTCGCCTAGAGCATATTCCTTCGGCTTGTGTTCGACCTCAAGCTTCTTTAATGAGTTAGCAAGTTCTTTAGCCGTAGCTTCCTGCTTCATCTGCCCAGGTACTTGCGACATTTGATAGCCTTTCAGCACGTCTTCAAAGATAGACTTAGCCGGAGAATCCAGTAATTGAGCTTTGGAGAAATCAGTGAATTGAATCGCCATATTATTTTCCTCCGAACAAACCTGCGCCAAAAGTTGCACCAGGCAGCCCACCAAGAGCGAAACCAGCACCACCTCCTAACGCCTTACCGAACATACTCCACATATCGTTATTGTTCTTATTCTTCTGCTGAGCGTCATTGAAGGCTAATCCACCTTGCTGATTCAGCGCACCACCCAGAACATCAGTGAGTTTACCTGAAGCGTCATAACCACGAGTGGCAATACCTTCCTCACCTGCTAACCCTTTGTCGTAGCGTCCTAGAGCATTTTCGAGGAATTGTTGCATATCCTTGGAGAGTAATCCTTGAACTCCTTCAGCTTGATTCACCTGATCTAAAGGCGTACCAGCAATACCGCCCATAGCAGCAGTGTTGCCCATTTCTTTAGTCAGTCTGTCTTTGGCGAAGCCGTAGCCTTCAGACTCCTTATACTGTTCCATGATTTTATTAATGAACCCTGTAGGGTCATTCATCATGTCTTCGTATTGGCTCTTCGTCTTACCAGAGGCATCTTTACCCTGATTGATGTAATAGTCATAGCCTTGGTGAGCCACGCCTGGAATTTGATTCAGATATTGATTGGCAGCGTCCATAGGGTTCTTGCCACCACCACCGAATAATTTGCTTAAAATGCTCATCTCATATCCTTATGGGTAAGCGGTGGTAGTTACTTTACGCAACGCACCATTAATCTTCACTACCACTTCATACACTGCGGTCGTAGTATCGTGTACGTACCAAACTGTACCGTTAGGCAACTGTTGGTCAGAGGGTAGAGCCTGAATCGCAGTCAATTGAGCCTGTGTAACTGTCGGTAGTGTCCAACCATTATCGGAAAGTCCATTTCGCAATACGTTGTTCAATTCATCATTGTACATCTGCATTTGGGTCGTAAGGAAGCCATCTTGATCGACAAATTGTACATTCTGAAACGATGGAATAATCATTGGTACACCTCCAGCATTCCGTTAGCAATTACGACTGCTCCAAATCCCCAGAACCGCATCTGAATAGTGAACTGGTTAGCCTCACCTAGCTTGTTGAACCTCGGTTGATTCTTGTAATGACCTGTAGCGTGCATAAAATATGGCACAGCATTACCGTAGGTTTCCCCGCCATTCTTAGAGCATGTTACGTCAATTCGTGGCCTGTAAATCTGGCAACTACCACCTTCTACAAGTAAAGGCAAGTCGTCCTCAGAGTACATGATTTGACTACTGACCTCACCTAGTATATAGCCGTCACATTCAAACTGATAATCTACGTTCTGTTCAACGCCATTTTCCACAGTGAAACTGAATTGATTCACGATAAAGCGATCACTTCCTGGCAACCTGTAGGTATCACATTTTCTAATGCGTGGGATTTCATATTCGTTCTGTATATCTGTAGAAATTGAAGTCAAGTTGGTGCTAATTCGCATCAAGCTACCCTGCTTCAAGGAAACAAAGTAAATCTCGTTATTGAAGTACGCCATCTGTCGGGCTGGATGGTAATTGAAGTCCCAGTCAGTAATGTCAAAGAACTTCCCCGTAGTGAAGTCATACATGATTGAAAAATTATCTAGCATGTCGAAGAAGGTCAAAATGTAAAACACATGACCATCTTGACGATAAAACATAGCCGTGGAACGTTCTGGATGTTTCACGCCACTGAGCAAATAGTCAATTCCATCCGTAGAAAGCCTTTCAGCCTTACCACCCATCATCACCATAATCGCTGGAGAGGACTTTTCGTTAATACCGAGCCACGCAATCATGTCATCTGAAGCAGCAATCGTAGAAACAGACGCTACCCCATAGTCGATGTTGATAGAGGATTGACGCTGGTAAATCTGTAGCCCTGCTACGTTCGTCCAAATTTCCGCTACAGTTGAGCCAAGAACAAGGAGGTTGTTACCATGGCTGGGAATTCTAATACATGCTTTAGCAAAGTCAGGTTTAGTCTGTAGCGTTAATGTTTGAACCCATACGAGCTGTAGAGGGTTAGCCAAGGTTGTAGGATTAAACCCAGTCTTATAGACGAACCATTGGGAACCCGAAGTTGTGTTATCTCCATTCCCGAAAATGAAGTACGTGTTCTGATATGTGACATAATTCGGGGTAAATGGTGTGCCACCACCAGTGTAAACGAAATCAACTAAGCCTACTGATTCAGTAGTGTAGTTGTAAATGTAAGCACTCGCGCCATCGACAATTGCCACCTGAGAGCTTAAGTTCTCATCCATGAACACTTCGCCACTCGCAGTTCCTAGTGTAAATAGGAACGAATAGCCTAAGTTGGCATCAATACGATAAACGTTTGCTCCAATAACTGTTAATAGAAAGTTACCCCTTGTGGAATGAAATAGGCCACGGCCTTCTACGCCAGTACCAAGAATTTCTACTGCTTGCTCATAGCCCGCAAAGTTAATTAGCCAGTCATCTGAGATAAACATATTCCACGTGCGTTCATCTGAAATAATCGGATGACGACCGAATATACTCGATCCCACAATCCTTACTGGGATTTGCGTGGCTCCAGGGGTCATCACCATATTAGCTCACCCATCCATGGCCTAAGTTGACTTGACCGTAGTTAATACCACCACGTCTCTGTAGACTTGACAATTTGGTCAATCTTAGATCCATCGGCCCACTTTTCTTACTAATATTGTCTTCGTACTTAGCTAATTCCTTAGCAACGCCTGGTGGAACGGAGTAGTTGTACTCAGCGCATAACCGAGCTGCCAAGTCAAATTTTAAATAGTTGATGTAGAACCTATCCAACGTCAGTGATAAGTCTTGATTAATTACTACTTGCTGTAGCCTAAACTGTCCCCAAATGGTTAATGGAAAGTTTTGATTCGGCTTGAAATAGATGTAGAGGTTAGCTCCTTGGAAGCAACGCTCCATATGCCAGCTACCTGGTAACGACTGAATGTTGTCAGCTCTTGATGAACCAAAGTACTCACGTCTCGCCCTATTCTCTGTCTGGTAACGTACCGTATCGATGTAGAACACGAACGTATCAATCTCAATTAGGTCAGGAATAAAATATTTCTCTTGCCCAATAACCGCAGCAAAATCATATTCATCGTAGTAAGGGATAAGACCATTTTCCACAGTCTTATCCGCAATAAGGTCATTTAGGAACTGTAAGCCATCGTTAGCCTGCTGGCCTACAACCGTCTCAAAGCCACGAGAAACAATGCCTGATTCATAATAGGCATTGTTGATGAGCTGTAATGTGGTGTAGGCCATGGCATATCCTTATGCTACTGGGTTAACTGCTAATTGGTCTAAATAAGCCTGAACGTTAATCGCAACAGCAGAACCAGTGACTTTATAGTCAATAGCATCAGTGTTAGGACTGTCAGTTGGGCAAATTAAGTTTACAGTTTCAACTACAGCAGCTACGGCACCAGACGCTTGAGCATAGCCATTGGTAGATGTAGAAGTACCAGGAGCTAATACAAGTTTGTTACCAGCAGCAGTTGGAGTGAACACGCATAACCAGTTAACCATTGTTGGAGTAGAGCTTGGCAAAGAAGCAGACGCATCTACAGGCGCGTATGTAGCAGAAGCACCAGCAGTTACGCTTGTTGCAATGGAAGCGTCATACCACATCCAACGGTCTAAACCGCAACCATCTTGTCTAAATGGCAGGATTTGAGCTGAGCCATTTGACTTGATATAGCCGATACGGAAAGACATGTCGTAACCAGCTGGAAGTAACGGGGAAACCAAGTTAGCGGAGATACAAGCTGAACCAGGGTTATTACCGTAACTGTCGCCAATAGCATAAACAGCGTAGAACGTGTTGTTAGCCATAGCACCTGTGTCCAAACCAGCAACACCATTAGCAGCAGTGTTAATAGTTACGGAACCAGTACCAGCAGCAACAGGCAATTCGCCAGTCTGAGTAGCAGCCACATTTAACGGCAGACCGACAGCAATGTCGTTCACGTTAGAAGAGTTAGAGCAACGTCCAGCAGATACAGTCATTGTTGTTGCGCTGACATAAGCCAATTGCAATCCATTGATGTAGTACTGTCGGGCATTGGTGATTGGTGTTGAAATAGCCATTTTAATATCCTTATTAGAGGAGGGCTTTCACCCTCCGAAGCCAATTACAGTGGGAAAACTACAGACATTGCATATTCAGGGACGCATTTCTTACCCCAAATAGCGTCATGAATCATTCCACGTTGGTTTTGCCCGAACAGAGAACCGTAATACATACGCAAAGACACGCCAGTATCAGGGTCAATTACATTACCTGTAGGGAATGGAACTTCTTCTGGCAGCGTTGGCATACCTAAGAACAATGGATTACCAGCAGTAATCATGCCCGCTCTGTGAGAAGGTAATGCTGTAACTTGCATTCCCGCAGCAATTTCGAAGTTCAAGTTACGTGTGTTACCAGCAGAAGCTTTCAATGGTGGGTAAACGTCAACAGTAACGTTGCCAGCACTAGAAGCTGCATCATTTAACGCACGGAATTGAACAGGGTTAGAGGACACTTTGTGACCGATGAAAGTCAGGTAGCGAAGGTTAGGTTGACCAGAAACACCGTCAGAGAATTGGAACTTATCGAACTCTTTAACAGCGTCAGCGTCAGTACCAGCACCAGAGAACACGATTTGGATAACCGCATCGTTAGCGTCCTTAACTACAGATACTACAGTCAACACAGTACCGTCTTCACCGATTGTTCCGGCAGTATGTACTGGAAGTAAGTTGGACACGTAGAACGCAGCACGGTCGAAATCACCAACGTCCCAGCTGTTAGCAGACTTGTTGTTACGGTCTGTAGCGAACTGGTTCAAGCCAGTGTTAACGATTGCAGACTGAGCAATATCACTCAAATAGAATTTAGTGTTGTCTCTAGCAGCACCGTAGTTACGATACATAGCTAAGGCAGCAGCTAACTGGCCATAAGAGTTAATTGGAGTTACGCCATCACCGTAGAAACGGTATGGTGCTTCTACGCACACAGTCGCAATATCAGCTTCAATTTCAGCAGACATTTCCATGACAGCCGCTTTACCGAACTGTTCCATGTAGTCTTCTACGTTGAAGATAAATTGTTGCGCAGTGAACGCATAAGAAACGTTGATCGGTTTATCCACGGTCAAGTTTTCTACTCTCTGGTCAGCTGATTGGAATGTAGCTACAAGGCTGGCAGCAGTAGTTAAACGTGGTGGCAAGTCGAACGTAACTGTATCACCAAGGTTGGCAGTCAGTTTCTCGAAATTTTTGAATTTAGTATTAGCTGTAGCTACGAAGCAGTTTAAGTTCTGTAAGTACGCTAGGTTACTAAGTTGATAGGTTTGTACCTGTTGCAAAATGTTATTTGGAACGGCCATGTCATCTTCTCCGATAAATATCCATATTCATCAGGAACAGACATGACCATTCGGTAGGATTTTAGCCTTTTAAGTAGGAGGCTTGCTTAAAATCCCGCACGGACTTCGTACCACTGTCTGTTCCCACTGGCGAAGGTTTCAGACGTGTAAGAGGGTCTTGAGGTTCTTGCAAGTTACGTTTCGCTTCATCATTCCGCTTAATTGAGTCGGAAAGTTTCGCTAATTCGTTCCTAGCCATACTAGGTGATTTCTCAACCAATACTGCTAAGTCAGCTAATTTACCTGGGTTCTTCCTCAGCTCATATATAATGGCTGGGGTGTTATCCATCTGGTTAGCTAAAAATACTAATTGCGGAAACTCAGCAGGGTTAAAATCGGCTGTGATTGCTTCAAAGTCTTCAAACATATCCTTACCTTGAGCCATCTTGCCGAAATACTGTTGAGCTACCTGATTTACTTCCTGTTCGAGCTGTTCATCGTGCCGCTTTTGCGCTTCCTCTTGCTGCTGCTTCTGCATTAGTTGCATCACTTGCTGCTGAATCTGCTGTGCGTCTATGCCACCCTGTTGCTGCCGTTGCTGTTGCTGTGGCGTTTGGGGTGAGCCTGTCTGCGCAGTATTTTGCAACTGTTGTTGCGCCTCTTGCGTCTGAAGCTGCTCAATTTGCTGCTTAGCTGCGTCTAATTGCTCTTGCATTTTCTGCTCTCCTTTGCGTTTCGCCTTTTTAATCAGCTCATTCACTTGGGAAGCAGGAAGCATTTTCTCAGGTGGTGTAGCCTCAGTATCTTTCAATACCTGTTCTTCACCCACATCAGCATCTTGCAATAATTCTGCAATATCCTTTGCATCGTCCATTTGAAACCTCACTGTTTCCGGTGTGACCGTGATCACCTACCGTCCGTGGTAGTCCGACTATTTTTACCGTATAGCAACGTAAATGGCCTAGAGTCCTTTTAGCTCCGTCTAGTCGGAGTACTACATGTAATGTCAGACAATCCTAGTCAACACTACATCTTGTATATTGCATTTAGTATAGCAACATTTCTAGCAAATGGAACAGGTGTTAAACAAAGGTTTAATATCACTTCTTTTTCTTCCCGAGCACTTTATCCGCTTTCGCATCAATTTTGGACTCAGTAGATTTAGAAATTTTACCCTTATGCTCCATCTCACTTGCTCTGGATTTTGCATTTCTGGCGTGGATCTTATCCGGCATAGGATATTTCTTCTCGCCAGGCAATCCAAATTCAGATTTAGGTATCTTCTTACGCTTAGCAGCAGTTAATTTAGCCATCTTATGCTCCTTAGAAATCCACTTTCATCTTAGACTTAACAACGCGACCATTACCCTCTTTATCGCGCTTTTTAGTCTCTACAGTGCGTTCACTCTTAAGCTTAGCACCTGTTTTCTCCTTGCGTGGCTCAGTGACCTTCTTGCTCTTGCCAAGTCTCATTCCACCTTTAGGCTTGTCTCTCATTTCTTTCTCCAAATGTAAGGTGATTCGCTTTGTGATGGCGATTTTAGGAATAGTTATAGGAGAATCAACACAATGGTCAGAAATACTGCCTGATATTGTGATTCCTTCACCTGTTTCCATTACTATATATCCCACACTCTTAATTACTGGAAGTTCGCATTTAATATCATCTTTCTGAACCCAGTGAGGATATGAAATTGAGTCAATCCATTCTAAATAAATACATTCCATTACTTCTTCCTCTTCTTGCCCTCACGAGCTTCACTATAGGCAATCGTCATAGGTTCAATGGCACTCTCACTACCCTTCTTATTTAGCCATCTGATTTGGTCTTCTAATAATTTACAAGACTCGATACCCTCATCTGTCCATCTGAATCCCTTACCTGGACGAATGGCATCATGCAAGAATAAACACTTAGCCTGATCGCTTTTAACCCTTAGATATCTATAAATCCTGTCAATTAATTCGACTGCCTTTCGATTGCTTATTACCCAATGTGATGCTGGTTTCCAATTAGGCTTATGAGGCTTCCGAGTTAATATACAGCCACCGAATTTTGACTTTAAATCTTCTATTAGTTGTAGATTCGTATTGGTAACGCTTACCCTAGGTACTAATTGACCTCTAATTCTGGTAAATCCAATACATCCTTCGCCATCAATAATTCCTGCTAAATAAGCTAAGTTCATGCTTGCCATTATGCAAACTCCCAATCCTCAGCCATTAAATCACCCATGGATGCTAGCCAGACTCCAATGCTTCCATCTTGGTATTTCATATCTATATGAGGACGGTAGGTTATCTCTGTACCTTCATCAAACATACCAAGCAACGGTGGTCTATTAACTTTGAAGTTGGAACCATTAACCAAGAATACATATTGATCTTTACCATTCCATCCAGAACGCTTTACAAGAGCGCCATTCTTTATTTCATTTAATGCTTCACTGAAATTCATTTCTTACTCCTGTTAGATTTACCTGCAACTGATTCTGCTATTGCCACCGCCTGCTTCTGTGGCTTGCCCGCTTCCATTTCACGCTTAACATTAGTTGAGAAGCCCTTTTTCGACTTCGCTGCTTTTCCCTTCACTAGCGGCATTTAATTTCTCCTGAATGAAATCCAATATGCGATAATTTATATCACGAATAATTTGCTCAACATGGCCATTTTCGATTTCGTGCTTGCTAAGCAAATACGCAGTGTGGCAATCGTGCTTAACCGAACGTACCGTAATGTAGACCTCCAAGTGTTCCTCCGCCCTATCAAGAGCGGGAAGGATTTTGGCGGCTGAGCTATTCATTCTACAGATTGTGGTGTTTGAACTGGAGCAACAGGTAACGTTACGCCCAATTTAGTACCCAATTTAGCCATTAAGTGAGCTAATATTTGCTCAGCCATAGCTTCGGCCAATGCGATTAACTGCGCTTCAAAAGCACCCATGTTATTTCTCCTTTGGTTTAGTAGCTGGTTTCATCTCAAGAGCCTTCTTGTCCAGCTCATGAGTACGGTCTGCGTGTTCTACTTCATGCTTATGAGAACTCACATTGACTGCCATTTCGACAGCTGTACGTGCGTTTTCAGCATCTAGCTTCTCCTGCTTCAAGGCTTGGTCAACGCCAGCACCTTGAATATCGGCCATGACTTTAAGCATATCGATATCAGCTTGCTTATTCTTCACAGCGTCATCAGTAGAAATCTTAATTAGGTCAACTTGCGCCTGAGTCTGTACTGCCTCTTTCTTCTGCGCCACTTTCGCTAATTCAGCCTGAGCTTGCATCATCATGACTTGTTTCGGATCGAGTTGTTGCGCTGCCTGTTGCTGAGCCATTTGCTCCATCTGAGCTTGTTTCTGCGCAGTCTCTTGCATAAATTGACCAGCTGCTTGACGAAGACCTTCAATGCCGCGAATCTCAATGTTATCGAGCAATATGCCAAGCCCTTTCGTATTAATGAAGGCTGCAAATGCTTCAGAGGTTTGCATTAACTGAATGATGGTCTCAAGGCTAATCTGCTTCTGTACAGCAAAGTTCACGCCAGCCTCAACCTTAACATCCAGACTCATAGCATCGTAGCTCATGAACGGATTGCCAGGCTTGTTAATGACCTGGTATGTACGGCTGCCATCTGGCTCTACAATCGGTAAGCTTCGTGGCGTGACGTAATACTTTGGAATTAAATCAAGAATCTGCTGGCAAACTCTGTTCAACCCCTTCATAAAGCCAACGGTATAGGGCATAGCAGCAGCGTTAGAGTGCATTGCGCCTTGCATAATCGCCACACCTGATAGCTCGTTGTTCTGAATGCCCAAAGCAGCATCATATGAACCCAAGATACCTTGAATCAGGTTGTCGGACATTTGGAATGTCTCACTGATTTGAGGTGGTATTGGAGTTCGCACAATTTCGCGCGGTGGTGGTAAAGGAGTGTTAGCATCACCATCAAGAAAAGCGTTATAGAGTAAGGTGCCAGGCTTCTGAACATCAATGTAGGCATCAATGTAATCTTCTGGAATGGACTCTACAGAGGCAATAAATTTATGCTCAACAGTGTTCTCAAGCTCGTTCGCCAGTGATTGGCCAGCATAGTTCTTCAGCCTTTGAGCATCACGAACGTTGTAAATGTACGGACGAGTCATTTGCTCTGCCGTAGAATCATTGTTATCGCGCAATACGGCACTATTACCATCGAAGAAAATCAGGGGAAGCATTTTGAAGTTGGTTTTCTCGACTTTAATTAACTCAGCACCCGAAAATGTATAGCGGTCAATTGTTTCAATAATTGTTTCACGGGTCTTACCAATTGGCTGAGGGGCTTGTTCTATATGGCCAGCTTGGTTCCAAAGCTCTAATAGTTCCTCATAATGTTTCACGGCAACGACACGGCCATTGGAGAGTTTGGTAATCTTCTCCTTCTTGAACTCTTTCTTGTCATACTGGCATAAAAGAACAATATCCTTCTTGGCAGCTCGATATGACCAGTTAAATCCTGAGAAGCTACGTGCGTATTTCAGTCCTTTTAGCGCATTACTTCCGTACTCACGTTCTACTTCTTCAGCCTCTTTCGGGAATAATTGGAAGCAGAAATTACCATCACCCTTATGCGACTTACGAGCCAGAGGGTCGAAACCACATAGAGTTGGGTCGAAGGCACGCTGGGTACATATTTTCTGATCCATGGACATTTCAGATACATAATCCGTATAGACCTCGACAACAGAAAAGCCACCCACCAGAAGGTCAGTATATACATCATAGCTAAATCCATCATTGTCTGAGTCCACTAAAATAGAACGAAAATGTGCTTCGAGAATGTCAATTAGTTTAGGGTCAATGTCATCGAAACCATCTTGCGCACGAATGACGAAACCAGGCTCCATGCGTGAGAACTCGCCTCGTAATCGGCTAATGTAGGCTTCCATCATATTGAACTCAATTTGAGGACGACCTAGGGTGGCCAAAACTGCAATATCATCTTCCGTTAAGGTTGATTTATACACAAAGCGCATAAATTGATGAAATCGCTCGTAATTCGGACGAAAATAGGTGTAAGCCTGTTCGACCGACTGCTTAATCTTGTCTAACTGTGTTGTATGCTTCCTAGCAATAACGGCCATGACTAATTCCTTGTCTTATATGCCTTCCTCTTCAGCTCACTTAATCTATTCAAGCGATTTGTGGCTTCCTGTGTCGTACTTCTAAATAATGCGTCCTTATGCGTGTGGATATAGAGCAGCTTATCCATCAATGCGATACGAACCGCATCAGAACAGGTGTCTGCAATATCATCATGAGCATGGGAATCGTTATTGGTAATCTTCTTCATATGGTTAACGCACATTTCCGTATGGGAACCATGGGAAGGAAGTGATACTTGTTTGCTCGCAATGTATGGTTGTATGTCGATAAATCGCTGAGACTTGCTACCGGATTTGCGTGTACGTTCGATTTCACGCACTTTAAGTCCTCTCATCCCTTTCAGAATGGAGATAAGCGTCACTCCTGTGGACTTTTTCTCGATAAAAGCATTTAGAGGTGGCGTTTTGTGTCGTGCGCAGTCTTGCCAGAAGTCCAGAAATTCGGTTTCCAGCCTTTTAGGTTCCACGCGCATTTCACGGCAAGCAATCCAATGTAAACCCAGAACACCAGTCTTACGGCCTTCAGTCTCAATATCGTACAAACCCCAGAACGAGAAGACGGTGGCATCGTTGCGCGGGTCTTCGGTTTCAGCGGTGTCTGCTGTGATGAAAGTAATCGCATAATTGGGTTCCTCCGCAAGGAGTGGGAAATCTTCTGGTGTAAATAGACCACCACCAGCAGGTTGCGGGTCTTGTTGATGCTGAGCTGCGAACACATAGCGGTCTTTATCTTGGCGAATTAATAGCATTTCTAAAGGGAAGGCTTCGGGATAAAGTGCGTTACCAGCCTCATCAAGTGATTTTAGAACGACATTATCCCAGTCATAGCCATCCTCGCCCGCAAGGAAGTAAGCGGGTAAGTCTTGTTCGTGTAAACGTTGTCCTATGAAGACAATGGGGACATTGATACCCCTAGGTCTCTGCTGAATGGTTTCACGGAAATTGGTGATGACCGACTCTCGAATGAGATCGGAATGGACTTCATCGGGCTTATGACTATCATCGATGACAACTGCTCCAGAGAATCTATCCAGTCCTGGCAATCCTGCATTTCGTCCTGTAATAGCACCAGCAGAACCAAATGCGGAAACTGTTCCGCCATCTTCTGTAGTAAAAGCATCTTTAGCTTGTGAATCGTCTCGCAGATGTACATCGAACAACTCCTTATATTGCGGAAGCGTCATTAATCGCTTCACCGTGTCAGTATGAGTCGCAGCCAGAGTCTTAGCATAGGAGATATACAGGAAATTACAGTCACCCCACTTCGCATAGCACCAAGCTATCCAGAAACTTATGATGACGGACTTACCGTGACCAGGAGGGACGTTAATTAATAGGCGTAAAGATTCGAGGCGCGTACAACGAGTTAACGCACGACAAATAGTAATGAAGTGGCTCTCTCTACCTACCGGACGTGAGATAATGAAATCTCGCCCTGTCAGTATAGGGAAGAAAGCCTGAATAAAGAGTAGTAAACTACCCCGTAGCTTGGCCGCTATTTCTGCGTTCTCAAGCTTCAGCTGAGCTGCTTTGTCCATGTAGGGGCAATCCTTTGCCAGATTCGCATCATGCGAGCCTAAATGAAGATATCAATCCTAACTTAGCACAAATTTAGGTAAAAACACTATATATTGTGTCAAGTTTCACTCGTAATCATTAAATGTAGCGATAGAATTGGGGAAAGTTGCCATCCAGGGCAAAAACTCCGCAAATTCCTTGGGTAACTTGACGTTCTTTAAATCGAACACTCTGTGGAACATAGGAGCTATATGCTCTGGTCGCCATCCTGCAAGACCGCAACCGATTGGTGTGACCATGTAATTGTGCTCTGGAGTATATGAAGCGTAGGACAAGAAGTCTGCGACAAACTTGTTAATGGAAATAAGATCCAATGACCTTCTGGGTGTCTCTTTAGTTGGTATTGCGTAGGAGTTGCCTTGGAGTCCGATTCCTTGTCCGAGTTTTGCACCATGCTTCTCCAATACTGTTAACGCTGCTCCGCGCTTGTGAATTCCCATAAGATTACTGCCGAACACGAATATATCAGCCATTATTACTCCTAGTGGTGGAGAAGCAAGGATTCGAACCTTGACGGGCTAGCCGACCTCTGGGTTACAGTCTTTAAGCTCGACATGTCTCTCACGATGGCAGTTAGCGCAAAGCAAATCGCATTTGTCCAATTCTTCTGCCAGTCGCTTATAACTAACTTTCTGATATTGAGCAAAGCCAAAATCCTTTTGCGTAGGGTCTCGGTGATGAAACTCAAGTGCCTCTAAACAATTGTTATAGCCACACTTAATACATTTACCGCCTAGATAATCCACGCACCAAGTCTTTTTCTTCTTTCTATGCCGATATACGCCTTCAAGATTACATTGATAACAACGTGTTCGAGTGCGACCTGTATCAACATGAGTAAAGTGCTCTGTTAATCCGTGTTTTTTACATTCTATTTTCATGGATTACATTATACATTAATCCCATTTAATAGAATAGGTGCTCTTCCTAGTAAGCGTCTTCTCCGTAAATGGTAGCGGGTGAAGGAGTTGAACCTTCGACATGAGGAATATGAACCCTCTGTTCTACCACTGAACTAACCCGCTATAAACTGGCAGGGCTATCAGGACTCGAACCTGATTTACAAAGTAATAAGCCCAGCATGTAACTTTCTGTGGCAGTTAGAGCATATAACAACACATTTTCTAATTTCTGCCTTCAATCTTTTATGAGAAAAACATACCATTCTACTAACAGGCATATCTTTTAGTTTCGGCTCTATGTGATGATAGTCCAATGCTACAGGCTCTCTTTCTCCACATTTACGACAACCAACTAACCTCTTATGCCTAAAAATCATTTGATAACTTTTTTCAGTTTCTTTCTTATCTCTAGCCCGAAGCTTTGCTCGTCTTATAGGGCTATTACGATAATTATCGTTATTGAACTTTTGAGCACATGGCCTACAATAAGTTTGCAGCCCATCTTTTTTTAATTTATTTCGATTAAACTCTGAATAATCCTTTTCAGTAGCACAATTATTACATCGTTTCATCTATTTTCCAGAGTCAAAGTCTAGTGTGATAACCATTTCACCATATCCCAATAATTGGTCTCGGTAGAGAGAATCGAACTCCCGACCCCATGCTCCCAAAGCACGTGCGCTACCTAGCTGCGCTATACCGAGATGGTAGTCCCGAATGGATTCGCACCATTATTTCCCGATTATCGGTCGGGTGTTCTGACTATTGAACTACAAGACTATGGCTCCAGAGGAGAGGGTCGAACTCCCGACATACAGGTTAACGGCCTGTCGCTCTGCCAACTGAACTACTACGGCGAAGATTAAGTATATCAAATCTGGTTTAACTTGCTACTTATTCATAATGTACTTATATCGTACACTTCGGTTCTGAGTAGCTAGGAGGACTAAGCCTTCGGGTTTCATGAACCCTGGAGCTGCCTGAGAACCCATGACGGTTAGTCGTCCAATGACTCTTTCCAGAGTTTTCTCTATCACTGGAACCTTGCTCACGCACTCCGGCCATTCGGGTAGCCAGATGTTGAAGAGACTGAACTTTCGCTACGAGCCATGGAGAGCCGAAGGCGAGGGCGAGTAGTCCCTGGTAGCCTTAGGGCCGTGTGTTTTTCCGTAGGAAAAATATAAGGCATACGAAAAGGCGTCAGTCATTGGGGAGCGTAG